TGTTGATGTTGTTTTAGATGCAACACAAAATTCCGGAGCAATTGTGTCTAAAATAATTGATATTGTTAATACCTATTTTAGTCCAAATACAAGACAACTAGGTCAAAATGTAAATGTTTCCGAGTTAAGAAGATTAATACAAAACGAAAATGGTGTTATTAGTATTTCAGATATGAGATTCTTTAACCGAGTTGGTGGTCAATATTCTTCAAACCAAACATCACAGAGATATTCAGATCCAAATACAAAACAAATTGATTTAATTGCCGATACAATATTTGCAGAACCGACTCAAATCTACCAAGTTAGATACCCAAACAAGGATATTAATGTTAGGGTTATCAATTTAAAAACGGTAACTTTTACCTAATAATTTATTTATTCAAAATAAAGATTATTTTTTGAAAATAGGAAATAAACTATTTATCAAAAAAGTTAAATTTAATGCCCAAATCATATAGAATAAGAACACAAGTAGGACAAGATAAGTTCATTAATGTTAAACTTGAACAGGATTTTGAACAACTTGAAATACTATCTCTCAAAATAAATCAAAGTGAAATCTACACAAGAATTTGTGCTGACTATGGTGTTATAATTGGTAGGGTTGTTGTTAATGGTGGATTTGGAGTACCAAATGCAAAAGTCTCAATCTTTATCCCTTTAACAAGTGAAGACGAAACAAACCCAATAATATCAGAATTATATCCGTATAAGACATTATCTGATGTTAATGAAGAAGGTTATAGGTATAATTTACTACCACAAGACCCTTCTTATTCAACACATGCCGCAACCGGGACATTTCCAACAAGAGATCAAGTTCTATTGGATCAATCTTATATTGAGGTATATGACAAGTATTACAAGTATACGGTAAAAACAAATGATAGTGGTGATTATATGATATTTGGAGCACCAACCGGTACACAAACATTAGTTATGGATGTTGATTTATCCGATATAGGTTGTTTTTCCTTATCACCACAAGACTTAATACAATCCGGACTAGCAAACCCATCACAGGTTAATGGTAGCACATTTAAATCTTCAACTAACCTTAATGAATTACCACAAATAAAAACATTAAATAAAACAATTGAGATATCACCATTATGGGGTGAAGACGATATTTGTCAAATTGGTATTGTAAGAGCCGATTTTGATTTAACACAAGATGCTAATATAAAGATAGAACCAAATGCGATATTTATGGGTTCTATCTTATCAACATCAGATGATGATGCGTTAAAAACAAATTGTAAACCAAAAAACAATACCGGTAATTTATGTGAGTTAATATCAGGTCCGGGTCAAATCTTAGCAATAAGACAAACAATATTTGCAGATACCCTAGGATTACCAATCCTTGAAGAACATAAGTTTGAACAAGATGGTAAAGTAATTGACGGTGACGGATCTTTTTTAGTTAACGTACCAATGAATGTTGATTATGTAATAACAAATGAATTTGGACAACAAATATTATCAAATGACCCAACAAAAGGAATACCAACAAAAGGAAAATATAGGTTTAAATTTAAATGGGAAAACGAACAAGGGTTACAAAATGAATTTTTAAGGGCAAACTTTCTTGTCCCAAACATAAAAGAACACGGTTGGTCATCATCCTCAACAGATCCATTTGACCCGACTACTGCCGTACCTTTAACAATTACGTTACCAGTTGGTACATTAACTGGAACAACAACAATAACACAAACAGGTGGGTTATTATTTGAAAATACTGTAAATTCCGCTAATTTCTCTGTTGTTATAAATGGTCAACCATATTTTGGTGATACCGGAGTAATACCAGTAAACGCCGGAGATGTGGTTCAAGTAATTTCAAATCCAATTGATGATACACAATTACAAGATATTAATTTTAAATTTCTACCACAAGATTATTTTGATGTATTGAGATCTTACTCATTTAGTTTAGATTGGGATGATTATGTGGACACCCAATCAGCAATTGATTGTGAAGATACTTTTTATGAATTTAACTATAATAAAGTTTATACAACCGCAATGTTTCTTGATAGATACAAAAACGGTTTAGGTAGAGCAAAACATCTTGGAATAAAAGAAATTGATAATAGAACTTGTAAAACAACAGTTAATACCTTTCCAGTAAATGACGCAATAAGAAACTTTGATTTTCTATTCTTTGTTTTCAACATCCTTATCAATATTTTAACAATACCAATCATAGTATTACTTTTTGTTGCACATCTTATTTTATTTATTTGGCCTGTATTAAAATACCTTTTGATTGCTCTTGGTATTTATTTTGCTTTTGACGCTGTAAGAGATATGATTGACTGGATAAACTCTGGAATTGAAAACGGAGCGTTCTCTCCTTTAGGTGGTCCAGTTGTTAATATTGGTTTATATTTTAGAATTGCATCTCAAGCCGCATCTTTTGTATTTAGGTTTGCTTTTTCAATTGCTTTTGCGGTTTTTGCTGCGGTATATCTTATAAGGATAAAGAACTTCCCAAGAATTGGATTACCAATGGTTTCATATCCAGATTGTAATACTTGTGATTGTGATTGTGGTAATGCGGAAATTGACGACGACATAACAACACAATCAGTACAACAATCAATAGACGAACAACAAAATACAGACCCAAATTCCGGAAACAATAGTGTTGTGTCTCAAGCAAATTCATTTTTGGCACCAATTAATATTTCACAATCTTATGATGTGGCCCACCCAAATTATAAAAATCCGGACGATGTTGATATTAATGATAATAATGAAGGTCCTTTTGATAATAACTATAACATACCACCTCAAACTTCACCACCATATCAAAATTGTAACTTTAAAAGTTTATTAGCTGCCGCTATTGATCAGGATATAGATGCACAAGTTGTTGCAAGAGCTTTAATTGATATAAAAAGAATTTTTTCCGGTTATGATATTGTAACATCATCTGGAACTTTAGGTGCTGATGTTATTTTTAATAATGAAGGTTATTTAAGAAAAGCACCACAACCATTTATTTTGGCCGCAGAAGATAGTACTGGTAGTGATGACAGAAGTTATGCTTTACCAACAAAAGAATCTTACCCTCAAAAATTAAATGAATTTAATACTCGTGATAAATATTTTTCTGGTGTAAATAGAATAAAAACAACTGTAAATCCTTCTTCTGGAAATACATTTTATGAAGATCAAGTTGTTGTTGTTTTAGCAAATCCAGGAACAAAAGATATATTAGGTGTTGGAAATCTGTTTAGTTTCCAAGATGGTAACTTATCTAATTGTCAGGTAAACTTAACTGGATCAACTTTAAATATTTTTGGTAATAATGCAATTACAGGTACAACAATCGTTGGAGATACTTCTGTTAATATTTCTTATGCAAACACTCAAACAACTAATACACCACAATTTCCAGTATTGATTACACAACAAAGTGAAGAAACAACCTCGTTTTTACAATACCCAACCGACATTGAGTATTTTCAAATGATTACCGGTTACACCGTAAGTGATTTTAACTCTTTAGCTAATTTCTCAACATCTGGTTATTTTCCTCAAACATATTTAAATCATGAAATTGAATTTGAATTTTGTTGTAATGGTGGATATAGTTTATTCCCATTAGGTCCTGCAATCAATTCACTGACAAATAATGTTAACTATGAAGTTTTAATTTTTGTTAGAGGTATTGATCCAAATACATCAAAACAAACTATTAGATATGACGTATCAAAAATACTTGGAAACACGACATACGGTTCCAATATAGTAGAAGGATCATATTATATGAACATACCAATACAAGGAGTTGGTTTTGCACCAAAAAGTCACAACACACCAAACAATAATGACCCACAATTATATTTTAATTCATATACGTTCAATATTGGAAATGACTACACAGGATTTACATCTGATCTACCATACTATTATTTGTCAACTGATGATGTAATTTCAGACACATATAAACCATACACAACTTGGTTTGCAATAAATGACCCTAACATAAGATCTAACCAATATACTAACGCAACTTCACAATATACGTTAATAGAAAATAGTCCAAAATATTATGGTGGTGGTTCTTTTATTGCGTCAAGATGGGCATCTTTCCCACCATGTCCTGGAAATGGTTGGAACAGTTACACTCCATCAGGAGGTGGTCCAGATGCTAAATTAGAAATTGGTTATGCACCATCAAGATTATTTATGGTTTATTCACCAGCTTATATTAGACAGTCTTTGGGTGGTGTTAACTTCTCAAATAAAACAAAAATTGTTATGAGAAGTGATAGATTACCATTATCTACCAAAAGAGAAGACGGTCTAGATGGTGACACATCATACGCATTACATCAAAATAATAACTTTACATACTATACTGCTGATGGACAAACATCGTCGCCATCAAATGGAATTGCATCTGATTTACCTTCTGGTGAAGCCGCAGACTCTTCAGTTGCATCACTCATCTCAACACTATCTTGTGATGGAATAGTCCCACTTGATTGTTATTCTGGTACTGGAAATAATGTTGGTGTTTTAGCACCAGGTACTTGTGATATACCTGTTAATAGAGTTGTTAGAGGTTGTTATTGTCTTTTAAATAAAAAGTATTTATCCCAAGTTGATGAAGATGTTAAATTATTCTTAGAATGGAAAACTAGATTTACAATAACATTTGCAGCTTGTAGAGGTGTGTTTGCACAAACATTTCAAAATAACTGGATAAATGGCGCTTTATATATGTTTAATTTTAATAAAACAGCAACATATACGTTGACAGACCCAACAACGCCAACATATAATTATTGTTCTGATGTAATAGTATTTAACGACATTAATAATGGTTTTTATTATAGGAGTTCACCTTGGAAAGAATCAACACAAGAATTTATAGGTAAAGACGCACCAACATTTAGTTCACCAATAACTTTACCACCTTCCATTTTAAATACATATCCTGGTCTTGGTTATAATAAAAAACAAATTCAGTTCCCAACAACAATTGTTGATATGGGACCAAGGGAAAAATTTATTTCTGAAATATGTAATAACAATAATTTTAATAGTTATTATGTTGACAATATAAAATCAACATCATACCAAGATTTATCTGATGTATTACAAATCGGTTTTTTATCTAGATTATTAAATGATAATGTTAGACAATCAATGATTCCAATTGCAAACCCAAGTGGTGGTAATACTGAAGGAAAGGGAATAATTCAATTCTTTAATAGTAAAAGACAAGGTGATAGAATTGATGGTGATTTTGCACAAATGTTTTCAATTAGCTCAGAATGGAAAATTCTACCTTTTATTGTTGAGAATTATCCAAATCCAGATTCTATATTTTTTGGAAATGATTCACAATCAGATCAAAGACCAGTTTTTGGTGTTTTTTATGAAGTCCCACAGATTAACAACGCTTACAGAAAAAATCTAACACCTGGTTACGAAACACTAAACTATACTCCATTATTACAGTATTTCTATGGATACCCAAAAACACAAGAAGTTCCATTCTATAAATGGACAATTGAATTACAGTCTGGTAATATTTTTGGAAATGAAAATAATAATTGGAATACAACCGGACCTTTCTATAAGCGAGGTTATCAAGACTTAGATTTTACAAATAATAATGAATATTATAAGACAACAACAACACAATTAGGGTACTTAACTAATTTTGACCTAATAGGAGATCCACAACCATCACCAAATAATTCTGGTAGTTATGTTGTTGGTGCTCCTTTCCACTTCTATTTCGGTTTAAATAATGGGAAAACAGCCGTGGATAAATTTGTTAAACTATATATATTAACTGAAGGGTAATGGGAATTGATAATCCAACAAGCGTGGTTTTAGGTAGTTTGAGATTTAAGTCATCTCAAGATCAAGGTGTGTTTTCAAATGTACCATTGGAACAAACTGTGAAAGAAATTGTAGAGTTTGATAGAAATGTTGATTTAAATCTTGAAACAGTATTTGATGATGAAAGACAAGAATCAACAATATTTAGACCAATATGTAAATATTCATTAATTTTTAAAAATGAATATACCGGATCAACAACATATGAACCATTTAAAAATAATTTATATTATAGTAACGCAATTAATAATGCTGTTAGTATGATGACATTACCAACAACACCGTGGGAAGGTTATCCCCAATATTTTGAATTTGATTTTGTTAGAACAGATAATAATGTTCCTGGTTACACAATACCACCAAATAATCATGTTAATTTTATAAATAAGAGTGCCTCAACATATAATTGGTCTCACTATATAACATACCCATTTGATAATGATTATTTTAAACCATTATATGCGATTGATCCAGAAACTCTAGCTTCTTGGTCTTGGACAGCAATGGACGGAATACCTTTTTATATTTTAGAAGGTAGTGATCTAAATGGTAACTATATAAATTTTAAATGCCCAATGGAACATGGATTAGTTGAAGGAGAGTTTGTTGAATTATCTTTCCCTTATGGAACAGATACAATATTTCAGGTAACTAGTTTGGGAACACCTGGGTATGACAGTGAACTTTATATCTTTGGTGTCACAAATATTGGATATACCGGCACAACATTTCAAACCGGAGCTATTGGTACTTTTAAAAGACTTATAAATCAGAGTAATCCAACAGAAACAAGGTCAGAATATTACATAAGAAGACATAAAGTTTTAACAAATAGTGAATGTGCTATTATAACAAAAGCCGGTTTTGACCAAACAAATTTTAATTCAAAAAGTAAGTTAGAAAAAGCGGTCTTAACACCTAATGGTGTAGAAAGATCTTCAGTAAAAGAAGGAAATCAATCATATAGTTTATCTT